CCTCACTTCCCACCATCGTTGAAAAGGAACGACATGAGCACTGACTATCTTACCCTGATCCGCCACTCCTTCCGCTACAGCCCTAAGACGGGCAAGGTGCATTGGAAGCTACCTCTGCATCGCGGAGGCAAGGTTCATCTGCGCAAGTGCCCCACAGGCATCTATCAAATCCGTGTTGGCCATGCCTATTTAGGTGCCCATGATGTCGCGTGGTTCGTGGTCCATGACACGTGGCCCACCTCGCCCCTGCGCCACCTCAACGGCAACCGCTGGGACAACCGGATCGAGAACCTCGCGTCACTGTAACCCCGTCCCCCACCACTCCCGGTGCTCCCCCGACAGCATCTTGGCCGCCACCTCCATGGGCAGCAGCTCGCCAAACTCAATCTCCGTCACCTCATTGAACTCCGCGATCCGTGGGTCTTGAATCACAGGCCCGATGAGGGCGTACTTCTGCCCGCCAGCGGTGATGATGACCACTTGGACCATGGTCCGTGGATCAAGGGCTTGGATGATGTCCTGCAGAGACGGTGTCACTTAGGCACCTCTGTCCACCCAGCCCCGACTTCCTCGTTCTTAATGCCCAAGTCCAGGGAAAGTTTCTCGACTTCATCCCCCAAACGGGCGTTTTCCTTTTTAAGCCCATGGACTTCCGTGGCCAAAGCCTCCATAAGGTCGTTTTGCACCTCAATTCTCCTGCGCAAACCGCTGATGTACTCCTTGGTTTCTACGCAGTCGATAAAAACGGGAGGCTCTTGTGTGGAGAAAGTAGCGGGTCTCATGATATTCCTCTAAGTTGTTTGATAGCTTTTAACAGGTTTCTAAATCGGGTCACCAGTTCGTCGGTGGTCATGTGTTTTTCTCCTTGAAGTCAACATTTGACATTTTTAGCATTTCAACATACTGGCATAAGCGATCAAACACCATTGGGTCCAATGCAACAACTTTGTTTTCATGGTGATTGACCGCAAGCCATATCTGATAGCCATCAAAGCTGGCGTAAACACCATCACCCAAATAAGTTTCTTTTTTATCCATTGTTCTGTTCCTTTAGCCATTCTTGAATGCGAACAAATGCAACTAAATAATTACCATTCTCGGCAAGCCGTGTGGCCTCCAAGAATTGCGCCTCCGTCAGCCCCACCCAAGGGCGTTGGTAGACTTGGATGTCATCGTCTTCGTCCGGCTCATATTCTCGTTTTGCTCTGTAGTAATTCGTTGTTGCAATCCACTGCTTCAACTGCTCTTTTTCACTTATGACGTGTGCTGGCTGTGCTGCCAAGGCTGCTTCAATGGCGGTGATGGCTACTCTTACATAGTCTGGTTTTGGTGTTAGATGCCAGCTTTCGTTCAGCACATCAAGCGCAAGTTTCAATGCTTCTTTCATATCTGCCACTCCTGCGCTATTGAGCACCAGTCCGTGGGCCATGCACCGATGATGGTGTAGCCCTGCACGATGTCTTCTGTAGGCTCTCCCATCTTGTAGTAATGGTTTGGCCTAAACGACATGAGTTTTTCGTCAGCATGTTGCAGTTCCACCGTTATCCTGCGTTTCTTTTTTGCCGTAGCGGGAACGTCTTTGATTACTTTCATTTTGTTCCTCCTCTTGCTCGAATAAATGCTGCTACGGTGTGCTTGTCGAACCCATGCCATTGCTCCCATTGTTTTGCAAGTTTCTCACGCTCGGCTGCTGCGACAAGGGCGGCAAAGGCTTCAAGCCTATTTGTGCCGTCATCGTTCCAAAGCCTATGGTGGTCAATGTCAGCCTGTCTAGCCATGTCAATTAGTTCTTGGTTCATACTTCCCTCGCTTTCATGTGAGCAGTTCTTTTTGAGTAATCATGTTGCGCTCCTAGCAGCCATCATTGCGTCTGCTACTTTGTAAGCCCTGTTAGCAAACTCATCCATAGTTCCTTGTGTAGATGGTTCTGAAATCAGTCCCTGCATAGCCTTGGCTGCAAAGTAATCTCGCAGGGTCATGCCTGTGTTCATGTTAGGGAGTGGAAATGCTGGTGTGTTGTTCATTTTAAAATTCCTTTAATAAGTGCAAAAGTAACCGACAGCGAAGCAGGCAAGGACAAAAAGGCTCACGTACTTCAAGAGCGTCTTCAAGCCTTTCCACATCCACTCAGATACGCTAGGCGTTTCCTGTTCATCCTCGACCAGTTGGATTTTTATCTTGCTCATAAACGTGCCTCCACTTCACCGCATTGCAATAGGGTCAGGTCGTCGCTAGTGGTGTCCAGAACGCGGTCGATGGCGTCGTCTTCACTGTAGGCAAGCACCTCCACGTTGTAGCGGTGGTTCTTGATTCCCTGTACGGCCACGGTATATTTTTGCATTTCCATCAAAACTTCTCCCCATAAAATTTACCAATCACTTCGGCCAGCTCGTGGATATGAAAGTCCCCGCCCTCGCCGCCTGCGTCGCTAATCCAAATCATGCCGGGCCGCAGGCTTGGTTGAAGTCTCCAGCCGGCAATTTGTACCTCGTAGTGCTTGCGCCCTTGGGCATAGCCGTCATGGTGCCCTTGGTCATAGGCCACCTGTGCCTTGCACGCGTCCTCAATGGTCATAAGGGTGTACTTTTGGCATTCTTCCCAGACAAACATGGCGTTTTTTTCGCCGAGGGATTTATGTTCTGCTTTGGTCAATTGAGACCACCATTCTGTAAAGGTCATTTCTTTTGCTCCTTGAGCCATGCTGCCCAGCTCGCGCAGGTGTCGGCCCCAAACACCTGTTTGAAATCCACCTGCAGCTTGACCGCTGCCATCTCCAACGCGGCGTTCCAGCCGGAGGTGTAGTACTTGTCGATCTTGCTCTTCAACGCATGCTCTAAGTACTGCTCCATGCGTGCGGGGTCGATCATTGGCTTGTCACTCATGACCGCCCCCTAAACAGGCCCGTGATCCGTGACCAAACCAGCTGGCGCAGTGACACTTCAGCCAGCGCGCTTTGGGCGTCCATGCGGGCCTCTTTGCGCCCTTCACTAAAGCCCTTGGCATAAGCCTCTGCGGCCACCTCTTTAAAGGTGCGGCGCTTATATTTAATTGTTGTCATCTCAGTTCTCCATATATTCAAAAATTTCATGCTCAAGGCGGGCCAGGTCTTGCCCCGTCATCTTGCGTTCAAGCCATGGCGCGGGTCGGCCCTTGCGATCGAGGAGTTCCCAATCCCCGTCCCCTCCCTCTGCCGGGTAGCAGTTCTCAGGTGCGCCGCCAAGGTAGGCCGGGCGGTACTCGTCCCATGACAGCACGCGGATGATGCAGGGAATGCCGCAGACGGTGGTTTCAAACTCTGTCATAGCGGCATGTCCCCGTGCCATGGCTCGTCTTCCATGCGCTTGAGGTTGAAGATAAACCGGTACTGCGGATGCACCTTAACGAACAGGCGCGCGTAAAACGCAATGTGGTTGTTGCAGATTTTAAAGTCCGCGCCGGTGGTGACCATGGCCACCTCCCAGCGGATGCGGTTGATGATAAGCCAATGGCTAATCTTTCTGTGACCAGCGTTGATGGCCTCCAGCGTGAAGCGTTCAAAGTATTCCCACACCTTGGGGTTCCCGGCGTTGAATGCATTGAACTCCCGCTGCCTTAAATGGAAGGGGGAGTTCATGCTCATGATTGCACCTCGTAGCTGTCGTAGGCCAGCTGCCTGCTGCCCCATGAGTCAATGACAAAGCCAGACACCATGACAGTGTGGTCGTATTGTTTCGGGCCCCGGCCAGGCTCAACCACCCACAGGTGATCTACCTTGCACAGGCCACCGGTCCCGTCACCTCTGATGATGCGAACAACGTCACCCACTTTGACGCCACGGTCTTCGCGAACAGGATTGCTCTCGCAGTCCTGAGCATCTTTGGCATGCTGAAACAACTTGCCACACACGTCGCAAGCGTATTTGGTGCAGCGTATTTCTTTCATACCTTGACCTCTAACAGCTCCTCATCGTTGTCCTGGTCAACGTGCACCGAGAACAAGGACAATTCAAAATTGCCTTCATCAGTTTCAATGACCAGGTCTCTGGAAGCAGAACGGGTTTCGTTTGCTTGGCTAGGACGGATTGCGCCTAAGCGAATGCTTTTGACGCGGTGAATGTTTAAATTAAAGTTCATCTTCTTTCTTTCTTTCTATGGTTAAAAATTAAATTATACAGGTATCGTACAAAATGTACCTAGTAGTTTCCCCAGGTTTCGTAAAAAAGCCACACGGCTATCAAGAAGAGGGCGAACACCCTCCACCGGATAGTCTTGAAGTACTCTTCAGCGCTCACCTCGCGTTCCCCTGCAAGCGGTCCGCGACCAGCGTGGCGTAACCCGCGATGTCTATCCAACTGTCCACCTTGTCGGGGTTGCCGTTGACGATGCGTCCGATCTTGTGCACCATCATTTCCAAGGCTTCCCACTGGTCATCGGCGAACGTCTTGTCGTGCTTGGCTGCGTGGCCCGCGAGCAGTCGTTTGATGCCCTGCATCAGCGCAGCGCCGTCCCTAAAGGTGCCGTAGTCATGGGCCCGCTCGTTGAGAGTCTGGTCAACGTCATCTTCTTGAATAGGAAGATCAGGCATTGGCACCATTGCGGGTGGCGAGATCACCCCATCCAAGACCTGCTTACGCAGCTTGTAGACCATGGGCTTGGAGGCTTTGAATTTGGCAACTACCTTGGCCACCTCGGCGTTGGGGTACTTGCGAAAGTGTTCGCGGATTTTGTCAGACGTATTCATGCTATTTCCTTTTGGATTTGAACGATTGCACGTGCCTTGCCTTGGGCCATTACCTTTTGGACAAAGTCGTGCGCCTTCTCGATGTTGTACACAGTGGCATGCGCCAGCTGCTCCTCATGCAAGTCCATCACCAGCTTCAGGGCTTCCCACTGCTTGGCTGTCATGATGAACCGCATCCCGTTGGCCACGCCTCGTCGCGATAATTCAAGCAAGGCGTCTTGCCCTTGTTGAATTTCGTCGAGCCAGTCGCTGCCTTTGCCCATGATGGCCAGCGCTTCAGTAATGTTGAAAGCGCCAATCAGCATGTCAATGTCTTCTTTAGTTGCGTCGCCCTTGCGGATTTGTTCCAAGGCTGCGCGGTTCTTGATCTGTACCTCAATGTAAATGCCTGGCAGATCGCGCACAGGTTTAAAGCCTGACAGCACAAACTCCAGTGGGTTTTGGAGAATCACGCGGGGGCGGTATTTGCTACGTTTTTTCATATGCGTCAAGCCACAAAAAGACTGGCACCTATCACCAGTGCAAGGATGAGGTACACCACGGTCTGTCCGCTGATCAAGCAACGGTAGCTACCAAGCAAAAGGCTTTGGAGCAGCTCTTCACCATCCGTCATCAACGGAGGCTTACGCTGGTACGTCAGGCCAATCAGTACCTTACCGGTATTGATGTACTTGCCTGTTGCAGCAAGTTCCTTGAATACCTTTTGCTCTCGGGTAAGAAGTTTTTTAGTCATTGCTCTCTTTCTCCTTTCTATGTTTGAGCTGTGATCTTAGCATATCTAGTTCACTTGTCAACAACTCAACTTTACTTTCTGCATTCAACCATGCTTCACGCCACAGTCGTTGGTCCTCAAGTAGCTTGCCTACTGCTTTAAGCAGTGGCTGCTGGTCCTTCGGGGCTCTCTGCGTGAGTAACCACAGTTCCTCTAGTAACTTCATGTTTACTCCATGGATGTTTTAAGTATTCTTCTCGAAGCAGCCCATACAGCACCAGGTCTCCACCATCAGGGAAGGCCTTGCGCATGCGCCCTTCGTACTGAAATCCCAAGCGCGATACAAAGCGCTGGGCGTCAAGGTTCTCGGCGCGGATGAGGCCCGTGACCCGTGGTACTTCAAGCACGCGAAACGGCAACTCAAACGACGCGTTGAAGAAACTGCGCGACAGCCAGTGGCTCTTGGGCCGTGCTGCGATATGCATGTCAATGTTGGTCTTTGTGTAAGCAGAGAACACAGTAACCGCCAAGAACTCATCGTTGTCGTCCAGCAAACTTATCGCAGTGACATCTCCCGACATGCCGTTAATGCCAATGATCTTCTTGGCCCAGGCAACGGCTTCGTCGGTCCGTTCAAAACGCAGGATTTGCACGATAGTTCTCCGCGATGTCGTCTTCAAAAAGCATTATCTGATCCTCGGTAAGGGTCTTGGTGATGTCGACCTGGCGGGGCTTGCCGCTGGGACCTGTGATAGTCAACAGGACCTTGGTGATGTCCAGTTGCGCGGGCAGTTCTGTGCCCTCCACCAGCATGGCCGGTAGCACCTCAAAAGTGAGTTCGACGGGGAACGTCATCTCGGTCTGATATTTCATCTTTGGCTTTCTCTCTTGTTTTAGCAATACGCTGCAGCGTCAGGGATTCTTGGTAGGCTTTGTCAAACGCAGGAGTCAATAGGCTTTGCATGTACGCGCCCATTCCCATTTTGTAGAACGCAGACACTTCCTTGAGCATGTAGTACGCCTCTTCAGGTACCGACACGGTGATCCACCTTGCTCCTGCGCGCTTGGACGGGGACGCACGTACAGAGTCATAGGTGTCCTTCTTTGGACGCCCATTCTTCCTTGGTCTACCCCGTTTCTTATGGGGCTGGCGAATGTAAGGCTCTGGGTGAGCAGGTACAACTTGGGTTCGCGGTGCTGGTCTTCTTCCCATGTAATTCTCCTTTCTATTGGACTATCGGTTGACTTATTAGTGTATCGGAAAAAATGGGCCGGGAGCAAGCCCCCAGCCCGAACTTCTCAACCAGGGCAACTGCGGTTGGCCCAGCTCAATTATGATGCCTCTCCCCAGCTCGGTCCAGTCTCCACGTCCACGCGGGAGGGGACTTCTAGGGTTACTGCTTTGGCCATGAGGTCAGCGGCTTCGCGGGCCTCGTCAATGTTTCTGACAGACAGCGCCACTTCGTCGTGTACTTGCAACAAAAGGTTAAACCCAGCCTTGTACAGCGCCACCATGCCTGCTTTGGTCTGGTCTGCGGCTGATCCCTGGATCAAACGGTTCAGGCCCTTGTAGGTGCCCGCACGCTTGATGCGCACGCCGTATTCAATGATAGCCTGCTCACGCGGCAGCGC